CCGAGCTATCCGGCACACCGGCTCGTCTGCGAGTCTGGAGCGTACCAACGCTGTCAAATACCGAGCGTAATCTTGGGCGATTCCAACAGGTTTCGCACACCTGTGGACAAAGCCTGTGGATAACTTAATCACAATGACATCTCCTCAATCCTTGCATCATCAACGATCTTGATTCCAAATGTGCCACAGCTCATGCATTGTGCAAACCATTCATGCTCTGTTAATTCTGCACCTTTCTTTAAACCATGGCGTTGTTTTGGCTTTCCATAAAGCTTTGAACAGATCGAACAATCAAATTGTAGGATGTGCATAATTGCTCCTTTGTAAAGTCTCAATAGGTTGCAGATTGATTTGAGGCACGCTCCAATTGTTTTGTGATGGATTTCGATAGCGTGGTTTCTTAGCTACGGCCACGGGCATCCAGCCGACAATGTGCATCTTTGGTGAGCTGCCTGTGACCAACACAGCTATGTCACGATCATGTCGATCTGATTCCTGTATCCACAAATTGGATGCTGGATTAGCTGACCATTTGACCTCGATGTGCTCGCCCACATCGGCCTTTGATTTATCCCATGTGATGCCCGGTGTGTACTCATAACCCAATCGCTTGGCTACCACTAGCTCAGCCAGCATTGATTCGCCCATCTGTGCAACATAGGCAAACCATGAAATGTCTTTGACAATTCGTGAGCTGTGATCAGCTGATCGATCATGGCAATGTTGAATCGCTGCCAACATGCATTGCACTTCCTCGATGCGATCTATCATCGGCAATCACCACAAAACCAAATAATGTTGTCTTGCTTGTCATAGCCTTTTTGGTAGCCAAAGTGATCCAATCGCCTTAGCTGTGAGCATTTATCGCATTGCTCGATTTTGTATTCCTCAACGATTTCGCCATTGCACATCAACCTGGCTTTCATCTCTTGAGGATAAATGATCTCAACATAATCGCTCATAATCACACCTGCGGCTTAAATGTGCCATCGCTGGTCATGACATACCAATTTGGTCGGCATTGTTTTTCTTTTACCTTTTCGCTGCAAAAGTAGCCGGCCCATGATTTTGGTGCATCTGGCTTGCTTTGATTCCAACGCATTGATCCATGTGAACACGATGGCACGGCATCGGCTGTCCATGCAGAATCGGCGGATGATCCAAATGATGGTGTGCCAGCTTGCTCAGCTTCGGCCGCTGTTTGATAACTCGGCACATCGCCATGTTTGGTTGTCCAATAGTCATAATCGGCTGCCGGTGTTTCACTTTTGACCAATGCCATAACTTCTTTGGTTGCCTTCTCGGTATTGCCCATAACCAAGGCCATCACGCGCATCAAAGCTGATGTAACAGTATCCTCAACAAACCAGCGTTTCATATTGGCGTTATAGGCAGCTTGGTAGCCAAACGCAAAATCAACGCCGGCCGGCTCAATCTCCGTTTGGTTACGCCATGCCGCTGCGCGGACAAGGATTGAGCCTTTGTCTGCATCAAAATTGATGATTGTGGCCTCGAGGCGGCCTTCTGGGTAAGTTTTAATCCAGCGATCTGTGCGCTCTTTGTTTCCTTCATAGTTATCTAAGAATGCCATCATTTGGCCTTCCGCTCAGCTGATACTGCATGGCGTGCTATGGCTCGGCCTTTTGTATAGCCTTGTCGCTCACCTTCCTTAAAACCTACGGAATAGGCCATAACAGCCCATAAAGCACCAGCGATCAAACACATGATCACAATTGAGATTTCGTTCATTGTCTTGCTCCCGATTCTGGGAGCCGCGTATCAGCTCCCGAAATAAAGAGTGACAGGCAAAACCGACAAACTCAACAATCACGCTTAAATGGCGGCGTGTCGCTACTTCTTTTCTTCAATGAGCTGTGTGTACAGATAATCCAAACGAGCTTCGATCCGGGAAACCTGATCCTTCAAACTCGAACCGGAATTGGGTGCCAATTCGCTCATCACCGCTTTGATGATGATTTTCATTGACGAATAGACAGCTGCCAATGTCGTGAGTACAAGTCCACCAACAGCCGTCCACTCGCCCACACTCACTTTTTGATGCCTAATGCGTGATCGTTAGGATTTGCCCAACGAGCTAAAACAGGCACAATTCCAGCGATAAGGCCCATGGCCAAATCTTTCGGATTTGTATTTCCCGTCATGTACACGGCCAAACATCCTGCAACCGCGCTACGCGCCCATGATGCTGCTGCTGCCTTAAATTGCTCCATCATTTTTCTCCTTTTGGTCGATCCGGCAAATCACCGGAAAACGCTTCATAAGTTGGTCGGCCATAACCGACTACAAATGACCTTGCTCCCAAAGTTCTTGATTTAACCATAACCTCGCCACCATTGCGCTGATCGCCACCACCTGATGTGTTGCCTTCGATGGTCACAATTTGTTTGTCCGAAACCCGGATCACCAAGCCAATGTGATTGATTGTTACTTTGTCATCGATGATGAAATCAAAGAAAACAAAATCACCAATTTTTGGTGTGCTGTGCCATTGCTTTGTTTTCTTAAATGCCTCAGCTCCAGCTCGCGTGCTGACAACATTTGGCACCTTGACCCCAGCTTGATGAGCACACCAATTCAGAAACGAGCCGCACCATGGCAGCTTGTCGGCTTTCATAAATTTGCCATACTTTGTCTCATTGTTGCCTGTTTCAGCTGTGCCGACTTCGGCCAACGCCACCTGAATTAAACGCGGCAATGTGCCTTGTGGAAAATTAGTCATGACCGATGTTTTCACAATTCCATTGTGCTGTTGTTTCATTCAAAATTGCTTCTTCATGGCATTTTGGCTGAATAAACGCATCAAGTGTTTCGTTGTATGCGTAACCAATGCCTGCATAATTCTTGCGAATTTTTGCATTGTAAGATGTGCGCTTGCAGGTTTGACCTCTAAAGTTTGAGTACCAAGTTTCAGTATCTAAACCTTCGATGAGTTCTGTTTCATCAATACCAACAATAACTTCTGTGACAATGTTGTTTTCATCTAAAAATGCGTAATGTGCCATTATGCCCAACTCACATTTCCAGTACCAGCTGTAATTGTTGTGATTTTGTAAGGCGCGCTTGTTGTGGTACTTCCTGTCAAACCTGCCCCAATAGTTATTGTTTTTGTATCTGAATAACGCAAGATCACTACACCGGAGCCGCCTGCTCCACTATTTCCAGTAATTGATTGAGAAGGATGGCCGCCGCCGCCGCCGCCAGTATTTACCGATCCTGAAGTTGCGTTGCCGTTTCCTTCGGATTGCGCTCGGCCTGCGCCGCCTCCGCCTGAGCCGCCTGCCCCAGCCGTACTAGGCGCTGTACCCATCGCCGCGCCGCCTCCGCCGCCAGCATAAGTAACCGATGAACCTGTAATTGATGTCGCTACACCATTACCTCCGGCACCGCCTGTTTTTACTGTTGTTGTTGAATTTCCAACCGCGCCAGCGCCGCCGCCACCGCCACCGCCTTCTCCACCTGTGCCTGTTGCTGCACCTGATACTGAACCGCCTGCGAATCCTTGATTTGCTGGAGATGCTGCGCCACCGGTGCCACCTGAACCTGCCGCGCCACCTGCGCCGCCGCCTGACCCGCCTGCTGCTCCGTCAAACGGCGCTGAAATAGCATTACTACCACCACCACCACCGCCGGTGCTTGTAATTGTTGAAAAAACAGAATTGCTGCCGTTATTGGCGACACCACTAGAAATTGCTGCGCCGCCTGCGCCGACTGTAACTGTGTAATTAGTCGCTGCCGCTAAAGATAATGCGCTCTCTAGAGAACCGCCCCCACCAGTAGCGGTAACAGTACAGCGAAGTCCGCCGGCACCACCACCGCCGGCACCACGATTCGAAGCACCACCACCGCCGCCGGCGATGACAAGGTAATCCACATTGAAACTTCGTGGATAATTTTGTGATGCAACAATGCCTAAAATTGGTGTCATGCAAGGTCACCCACGATGGTAAAAACATTGCTTGCTGTGCAAATAATTGTGCAAGCCGAGTAACGCGCACGCAAAACAGGTGCCGCCGCTACCGCTCCGGTTGATGTAATTGTGACGGAACCGCCTGAAATAGTTGTCAATCCTGTGCCAATTGATTGTATGTTGATTTGATTTCCAACAGCAAAAACGCCAGCCGGTATTGTTACTGTAACCGGTGATCCGTTTGATGTTGTAACTAATTTGGCTACATCTGATGCGACCAAAGTGTATGTCGTTCCTGTTTGATTGTTAAATGCAATTTTGGTGGTTAATGTTGCCAATTGAGTATCGACAGCTTGGCCAAACACCTCAAAATCAGCCGGCAGATCCGTAACCAAATCTGTGGGTGTCGGCATAATAAAACCAAAATTCGTTGTTGGATTTGCCATTTGTTTTCTCCTTACGCCACAATCGTGGCATTGACCCAATCCAGAGTTGGATTGACTGTATTCCATTGCTCTGTCACCGGCACATCATTCCATCGCATGGCTTGCAATGAAAAGGCAATTGGCGAAACGATCATTGAAATGCTTACCTGATTGTATCTGGCCGAAAATGTCCAGCCTTCAACAAAACCCAAGAAATCGCCAGAATTCATGTTCAATGGCAGATCATCAATGTTCACAGGCATACCCATAAATACATTAATCAAAGCATCCCGATCTTGATCATCAAGCTCTGGATTAGTTAGCTCAAATGTAATGTTATTAAAATTGAATTGTGGATAGGCTCTTAGGCTTAAATAGAAATTGGCTTGATCCTGGGCATCGCTGGAATTGTGCAAGGTTGTGGCAATGATTTGTGCCAGCTGCCCATACAAAGCAATTGATGCTGGATCGCTGGCAGATTCCTCCGATGATGATGTGGCATTGTATTGAATCGTGATTGAATTTCGTACATCGCCGGCCCGTTGTTGGATTTTTAAACCTGATGCTAAAGCGTGATTTGCTGTCAAATCCACATAGCCGTTGGCGGCTAAATAATTGGTTCGATGTGTACTGTCGGCATACCCGATTTGCCCGGTGGCCGATTCGTAGATGTAACCCAATCCTGAGGTTGCCAAAGCTGAAACCAGCGAATACACATCAGTCCTTGAGCTAGATCGTGCAGCTAATTCATAATTGCCCGGTCGATCAATTTCGCCTAAACCAGCATTTTGTGCGTTTGCCCATGTTGTCATTGAAGGATAAGTACCCCATGCAACAGCAGCGGGAACCTCGGCCCATGAATCAAAAAGCACATTTTTTAGTACATCATAAATTTGATCGCCATCAAAGTCTTTAGAAAGCACACCATTTGTCAATGCCTTTGGCAATCTAGCCAATGCACCTAAAGCAATGATGCCGATCCGTTGTGCGTAACCAACTGAACCAACCTCAGCCACGGAAATGCTTACATCCACGACAGATCCACCGAAGATTGGCACAAATGTAGCTGTTGAATCTTGCAGCTCGATCAATAACGAATCATTAATGCCAATTGTCACATTGGATTGATCAAGGTTTATAATTTCAAGGTTTGTATAACCAGCCTGTGCCTGCTCATAAATGTTTGTTCGACCGCTGGTAATTGTAAGGTTTGCCAAAATGGCGGTTTGGTATTGAACACCGCCAATCGTCACCCGCCAAACAGGATTAAAAATTGTCATTAGACCGCGACCAATGCTCCAGCACCGCCTGTGCCGCGATAAAACGAATTGTTTAACGTATCCACAATTTCACGCGCTGTACGCTCTGGATCGATTGAACCAGTCACATTAAGATTAATCGTTGTGCTTGCAGTTCTTTGCTCAAATTCACGCGCTCCAGCTGGATCAAAGGTGGGAGTGCCACCAGCCATTTTGTTCAAAACAGAATTGAGATCAGCTGATGCTTTTTGAAACTCTTTTGATGCAGCAGCAATGCCGGGATCGACAATTACAGGCTTCTTTTTGGCTTCCGCTAACGCTTGCTCCGGGGTCAATCCTCTTTTTTGACCTTCGGCAATAGTGATTGCATCGGCTTTTGAAGCTGCAATCGATGCAGCTAATTGCGCTTTTTCTGCTGCTGTTTGTTCAACGCCGCCGCCTGTTGAAAATGTTTGTCCATTTGGCATTGTGCCGCTGAAACCCGCCGCCGCGCCCGAACCAGCCGCAGCTGTATCTGATTTATTTGCCAAAGCGTTTGCTCCGGCTAAAACGGCAGCTGCTAAAGCTACGGCTCCAACACCAAGCAATGGATTCAAAGCAAAAGCCGATGCAACACCCGCAACAATTGCGGATGCTTTCAAAAGGTTGTAGGCCTTAATCAAAGTATTGATTGCGGCAATTGTTGCTACAACACCCGCAGAAATCTTAGAAATTACAAAAACTGTGCCAATTACGGCTGCAACAGCAATCAATTCATCCTTAAATTGGATAACTGTTTCAATAACTCCTTTAATTCTTTTGCCCCATTCGATGGCTGTTTTTTGTGATTTGGTCAAGCTCGAATCAAGGCCATCGGCACCTGTTAATCCATCAACAAAGCTTTGAACCACAGGCACAACATCGCTAAGAATAAACGCGGTTAATTCTTGTACGACAGGCAATAAAGCCGCGCCGATCTGCTCTTGTACCTCATCGCTTGCAATCTTGATGCGAGCAAATGCCTTTTCGGTGCTTTGTGCTTCGTTATCAGCAAAACCGCCAAAAGTGTTTGTAAGCGTGTTAAAGACTAGATCAAAATCTTTTGATTTTAAAATTGATTGATCGAGACCCAATCCCAATCGGCCCAATGCATTGAGATTGCCATCGTAGGCTTTACCCAAAGCATTTGCCACGGCTTCCAATGGTTTGCCGGTAGCAGCTGAAACATCCAAAGCCAAATTGAGTAGCTTTTGAGCTTCCTCAACATCCTTGGTCGATCTAACCAATCGGCCAAACGCCGGGCGCAATTCATCATCTGTAATTCCTATTGCAACACTTGTTGTGCTGATGTATTTCTCAACACCGGCAATTTGTGCAGCTGTGGCTGTCGTTGTGTTTTCAATTGTAAGTGCAAGATTCCGCTGAGCCTTTTCATCAGCTGCCGCGTTTTCAATAGCTACTTTTGCGTATGCCCCAATAGCTGCCCCAGCTGCGGCAAACGCCAAAGCGGCTTTTTTGCCAAAAGCTGTGAATTGATCGCCGACAGTTTCCGTGTCTTTGTTTGCAACCTTGATATTTTTTGAGAATTCAGCAACATCTGCCAGCAATGACAGCTTGAGCGTTCTCGATCCTTGAGCGGCCATTACCACACCTTCACAATCTTGGAAAATGCCTCAGACCATTGAGCAATGATTTGTGGCTGCTCAGCTTTAAGTGTTGGATAAATAAACCAACCTTTTGAGCCTCGACCTTCACGACCTGACCAAATTGGAAATTGCTTGAATTTGTTTGATCCAAATTCATAGCCGCCCCAAAGTTGCTGGGTAGTGCCGCCGCCTGAAAATTTCTGTGATGCAAAACCAAATGACATCTCACCAATCTTTGATGATTTACTTACCCGTGAGCCTTCGGCAATCCTTCGTGATGCTTTATCTCGACCTTGAGACTTTGAAATGATTTTGCTTTGTAGATAAGTAGCGAGCCCATTGGACACAGATTTGGCCTTGGAAACGGCTTCATCATCCATGCCTTTAAAAGCAAAAATGATTGATCTCAATTCAGCTTTGTCGAAAGCAACCGCATCCTCAGCCATTTTTTTTCTCCAAAATCTCTATTGCCGTTAGTAAATCCTCAGCTGTTTTGAATTCGCTGCGAGGTTGGCCACTTGCAATGGCTACCTCCCAAAGAACCCGATTTATGCTTCCGGCTCTGTAACTTTTGGGCTTGCATCACCGACAATTATGTCAGCAACAGTCTCACACCAAATTTCATAAGGCTTGACAGTTTTGCCTGCCATTTCCCGTTTCATCGCGTGGTATGCAAGAAACAACAGATCGGACACGCCCATTTTGTCTTGAGCTTGTCCAATCGTGTTGCCAGTCTTGTTTTCCCACTTTGCCCATTCCGCTGGATGTGCAATGTATGTTTCGGCATTGCCATCGATGTATTCAATTGTGATTGCTAGTTTCATGCTCCCGATCTCCTTTTTATAGTGTTGGTGTGGTCACACAGGTAAAGGCTAGTGAAACAGTTTGTGCATCTGGTGCTGTGCCTCCAGCTGATGGGAAAATAGGCTGAACATCAAAATTGAACACCGATCCTGATGCAGCTGTAAAAACAACCGCCAATGGTGTGTTTGGTGCCGTGTCTGCCGCTGTCCAAAGCGCGTTGCACAATGATCCTCCAGCTGGCCAATCTGCCAACATTTCAACAGCAAATGAGCCTTGAGTGTCGGTTGTGTAATAAGCCTTGCCATCGAGTGTTTGGTATGTATTGATCGTTGAATCAATTGTCAATGTTGCTGATGTGGCCTGAGCATCATACGAATCACCATCAATGGTAAATGTGATGTCTCTGCCGGTCACGATTGTTGTTGGCATGATTTCTCCTTAGTTGGTGTAGTAGGTGCTTACTTGTAAATCGGCTGTGAGGTATTTACCTGCGCCGACTTCCAATGCTTGTGGTTGATTCACATTGCCGACTTCATAACCTGACGGCATTGCGCTGATGATGCTAATCATTAATGTTTCGAGATTGTCTAAAGCTGCGGCATTGTTGGCATAAGCTACAACGCCAGTTACAGTCAAATTGATTTTAACTTTTGTTGTTGCGCCATTGATCAAAACGCTTTCCAAATATGGTGCATCCGGGATTAAACAAATGCTGGGTGATGTCATTGTCTCTGGAATGCCGTTGTACACATTGGCAGCAATGCCTGAAAGTGCTGTTTTTAATGGTGTGCGGATTGCGGATTCGATGCTCATTGACACATCGTTTCAACATCAAGAAACGGGCCTAAAAGCCCAATGACTCTATTTGTTAAGCTGCGGCCAAGCACGAATGGTGCTGGCTGAAAATTATCTGACATGATTTGATTGCCGGGAGCTGTAATGCTCTGAAAAATTTCAACCGACACAAGCAAAATTGCATTTTCAATTGGTGGTGTATTTGCGTACAGCTGTGCGGCTGACCCACCGGATAAGGTAGCCAATGCGCTCGGAATAAACGGCAATGGGTATGTTCGATCAGCCGCCGCTGTTGCCGCTGTAAAAGTGTAAGGCTCAATCCGATCATCGGTGACTGTATAAGTCGCGTTGTAAGCTCCGGCCCCGGTAACAACAACAGATTGACCCGGCACAAAATAGTTTGGCCGCATTGTGGTGAAATAAATGACGGAATCACTCACATTGGCAAAAGTCACCGATGATTGGTATTGCGTAAGTAAAGGCAAAATCGTTTGCTCAGCGGAATCTATGTAAGAATCCAATTGAGCATCACTGTACAAAGAAACCGAGACACCAAGAATCGCTCTCAGCTGCGAGGCTGTAACTATTGCTGGCATCTCGGTTCCTTTCGTGTCAGTAGCGTTCGGGAGCGACCGCTACCGATAGTGATTTATGGGAGGTTATTGAATTGTGCACCATTTGGCACTTTGGCAGCTAGTGCGCCATAGCCGTAGTACAGGATGTCAATTGTTCCATCGCTGTTGATATTGCTGCGAAGCGTAAAGCGTGGAGATTCGTACCATGTGTATGAATCAGGATTCACAACTACCATTGAAGAATCGCCATCGGCTGTTGTTGTACCAGCGTTACCAAATGAGCGTGAAACATAAAGGTTTAAGCCCGGTGAAACTACACCGCGCAATGAATCGCCTCGAACATTTCCTGCCTGATTGCTAGGTTGTGCCGCATTGTAAAGAGGTGTGCCATTGTCGTTGTATCCCATGATGTTTCCCCATTGTGTAGGTGAAACGATCAATGAGCG